CTTTCATCTTTAACAGCTGTGGTATGCCATAAGCGCTACTGTTTTTATTTTTGGCTTTAGGCCGCCAATTACTTTCTTTAGTCCACAGCTTTTCAATACATACAAACTCTTTATATGAGCCTATCTTTATATGAGCATATATTTTATAGGCATCTATAGCATTTATATCAGCGTTAGCCGGAACTTTCTGTAAAGATAGGCAGCCTACAATTAGGCATAGAGCTACCCCTAGATTACGCAGCTTGGCCGCGCTGTCGCCCTTCGGGGCGCTGCCTGCGCGCAGTAATCGTACCGGCATAGTCAAGCATAAAGCTAATATGTGGATAACTTGAGCGGGGCTTGGGCGTGTTGTCCACAGGTTTTTAGCCCTTGTGGATAACTTAATTACGTACCTGCCGGGCTTTATCCACATCTACCAACGTTATATCTAGTAACCCACATCTAGTGCATTGTAAGCATTTAACGTTAGGTGGCAGGTGGTCAGATACTACGCGCTCTAGCTGTAACGTTACGGTTTTGCATTGGCGGCAGTTAGCCTCAATATAAAGCATAGTTTTTAGCACCTTTCTAACCTATGATAACTGGCTTAAAGCAGCCCGGGTTATAGTTTTTTCTTTCTATAATTACCTTTAATTTAGTTCTTTCTGTGCCTTCTTCACCTGGCTTTTTATACAAAAATGGCTCTAAATCAAGTAATGCAGGTATAGGCAACATAAGTAAACCGTCTGTAAATCTAAAACAGACCCGGTGATAAGCTGTCGGTAGATCCTTAAAAATAGGCATACAGCTAAGCATTTGTATTTTAGAATAGTCAAACAACACCGGGTCGCTACTCGGTTGATTTAGCCAGCGTAGCTCTAAATCACCTATGTAATTAGACCGCCCGCCTAAATCCCGTTCGTTTATGTGGTAATCACTTACATAAAACGCCGGGGTAGGTGTAAGTACCCACGGGTAACAAGTAGTTAAATAATTAGCTAGTAATTGTTCGTGTTTAGTACTTGTGTAACCGCCCTTAATTGGTATCACGGGCAGCCCTTTCAGTATCACTTAATAGCTCATCTGGTACAGGCTCACGCTCCGCTATTGGGTCTAAATTACGCCCGGCCTCTAATAAGACCTCAGCGTGGTCATTAGGGCTTAGCCATTTATCGCCATACTGCCTTAGCCATATTGGCTCACATTGTTTAGCTTTAACCTTATCGGGGCATAAATAACCTTTATAGGGCTTGCCTGTTTTATTAGATAAACCCTCAATTAAAACCCTATGCCCGTGTTTGCATATAGGCGGCTCTGGCATTGGCTCTGCCCCTAGCTTGGCTTTTAGGGCGCTAATTGACTCAGCGGCGGTAGGTACTGCGCCGCCTGCTCCGCGTGTCTGTAATGGCGCTTGTATGGCCTCTACCTTTTCCATATCTTGCCTTGTAGGTCTACCTGCACCGCCCGGGGTAAGCAAGCCAATAACGCGCCCGTAGGCAGAGGTTACGCAATTCTCTACCCAAAAATTAGCATTTACGCCGCGGTCTGACCTAACCTCTAACGCATAATCTACCGCGCTTGGCTTTTCATCATCATAGTTTTTATAGGCCTCAGCTCTAATTAAAATATAGCCGTTTTTTAGATCTATGTCCTCTATGTAGGCTATTAACCGTAACCCGGGAAACTCTGCCCGGGCTCTTTTAATTCTTGCGTTTACGTCCTCGTAACCGTCTAAAAAGCTCATTTAGTTACCTCTTTTAAGGCTTTAGCAATATTGCGCCCTCTTAAATAACCGTCGCCGTGGCCTTCACGGTATCCCGTCCTGTAGGCAGCTAACATAAATAGGCCTACTATTAGCACCGTTAAAGTAATTACTGCTATATCAGCTAACATATTTCACCCTTTGTTAAGGCTGATAAAACTACTACACTTGAGTAGCCCTCTCAGCGTGTAGTAAAAGTATGACCTATAGCTGCGACATATTGCTAGCTTTCTAGCGGCGTGTCTTTCTTTGTGTCTTTATCAGCCTTAGATTTGAGTCCATTACCAGCAAGTACCCCGCCTAAAGCGCCTGTTAAAAATATAGCTAGGGTCTGTAACAGCTGTATAAAATCTCTATCGTTTGGCGCTTGCGCCCCTATTGGCTGTGTTACAAAAACTAGGGCATAAACAGCGCCAAAGGTGATAGTAAAAAAAGTTACAGCTAATACAGCGCCTATAAAAAAGATTAAGCGGGCGTGTATGTCCTCGGGGCTTAGCCGCCTTGCCGGTTTAATCGTTGATCCTAATAAGGTCTTTAGTACAAACGCCTGTAGCTTCGCATTGGGGCGGGTTGCACTCGGGCTTTTCCCAGTTTTCATAATTCTGGCAAGGATAGCGCACCCACCCGTCATAACCACAGCCCACTAGGGGCGTTATACAGAGCAGCGCCCCTAGTAGGGCCTTAATCACTTTGCGCCTATACCGTATTGCTTTTCGTTAGGCTGTAAAGCCTTTACTAACGGCCCAATAAGACCGGCTAAAAACGCATTAGCCAATACTTTAGGGTCTGTTATACCGGATATGTATAGAGCTGCAACGCTTGCTAGCGCGGCGCGCCCATAGCTCCACGCAGCCGCCTCTAGTTTTTTCTTGTCCATTTTTGCTCCTAAATGCCCTTAGTTTATTTGTGTAAGTACCCCTACCGTATGAGTACCGGCAGCGGCAACAGCATAGAGCGCCTCGTAATCACCCACAGGCACGGTTAAAACATCACCATTATCTAACTTAAAACCATTGTTTACCGTTACATCTGGGCCACCTAAATAAATAGCACCCGCGCCTAGATTATGTACAATAGCTGTTTGGTCAAAACGGGTCTGTGGCACTATTACTACAGCTGTAGTACCTATTACTACTTGTGCGCTAGTCGGCATTTGTTACTCCTAACTTTGAGATTATCTTAGCGGCTTTTTTAGCATTTACACTTACCTCAAAGTGCATTTCATCTTTGCGGTTTCGGTAATCCCCGCCCCAAGTTAGGCCATACTTTTTAGCTAAGGCCCTAAGCATTGGCACTTTATCGGCTGGAAACGTACCAACAGCTGCTAACGGGTGTTTAGTAGCGTTTAGGTCTATAGCTGTACCGCTGCTATGGCAGCTAAGGCGGTCTGTACTGCCGCGCACCATACGGAAAGCGTAGCCCCACTCATCTAAAGCGCCTTCATCTATTGGCTCTATTAACGCGTGAAACTCAGCGGCAAAGCCTACTAATAACGGTGCTACAGCCTCAGCGCATCTAAGTTTTCTATTAGTGCCGGGTACTGCATAACTCTTTATGCCAATTTCTGCCGGGTCTTTACTGGCAGGCCAGCCGTTATAGCTTGTTAGCATAATAATTTATTTTAGCACTTTCCCTCAAGATTATGCTAGAGCCCTAGCGCTGCCTTAAGATCATCAACACTAAGTCCTACTGAAGCCAACTTTTCGGCAACTGTGAGTTCTTTAAGTTCTAATGGGTTGTGCGCTGCAAAAGCAGTTATCAATTCTGCTTCCGATGCATTACCCGATAAATAAAAGCCATCTTCTATTTGAAAATAACTAAAACCTGTTTCTAAATTAAAAATATTTGAATCAACATATTTTGTTGGCTTATCTATTTTAATTTGCATAATTATAGACCTACTCTCGTGACGGAAAATCTGCGCTCGGTGTAGAAAGTGCCTGTGCTGCTCTGTTGTAAAGACGCAGTTACATAGTCAGTTGCGGCTAGGGCAGCAATTATTGTTAAAGAACCGCGACCAGCGGGGTCAGACATAACTGTTGTGCCGTTCATATTTGCGCCATTTTTTTGGATTTGTAAATAGTGATAAGACGACCCAGCACCGCTAAGTAAGTAACTAATAGTAATAACATAAACTCCACCAAAACCACTAGGAACAGTTATTCTGTCTGTGTTTGTAGAGTTATTGTGGAAGCCATCTGTGTCGGTTTCTTCGCTTGTATAGGTAAGATTTAGCGCTGTTCCACCGGTATAAGTTAAATTGCCATTTGTGTAAGCGGTGCAAGTAGGTGCAGCCGCTTGTCCAGAGCTAGCAGCCGCCCATTTGACTTTATATGGGCTTACTGTTGTATCAGCTGTTAAAACTTGCCCCGTGCTACCAATAGGCAAGTTATCATAAGTTCCGCTGCCTGTACCTACTACAATATCGCCGCTAGCTGTGATAGTAGTTGCCATATCATTAGTAATAGTTACTGTGCCGCTAGTGCCACCGCCGCTAATACCTGTGCCAGCTGTTACACCCTCTATATCACCTGTTGCGCCGCTAGCGGCCCACGCGCTACCTGTGTAATACCAAAGGCTGTTAGTATCTTTAGTAAATGCAAACTGGCCTTCTTGTGGGCTAGTAATAGCTGCATTTCTAGCAGCCTCACTAGCAAAAACTAATACGCCTTGCATTAAATAGCCGTTTACGTCGGCGGCTGTTAAAACCTCACCTGTAGTAAAGGTCTTAAATCCTAAGCCCGCTGCCATTGTTCCCCCTAATAGGCCAATACGCCGGTGTCTAGCACCCCGTATAGGCTTGAGTCTAGTATAAAGCCGTCTATTATCGGCTCTAGTGTGGTTAGTGTCGTTTTCCAGCTGTTAGGCGTAATTGCCATAGCTACGCCAAACACCTGTAAAGTCTTAGTTAAAGTAGATGAGCCCGGTTGGTTTGTAGTAATAGTTATAGGGTCAAAAAAATCTAGATCTAGGGCGGCGATTATGCCGGCATTATAGTTATCTGTGTACAAATCTAGGGTAATGGCATCACATCTTATAGACGTTTCTTTACGGCTAGCTACATAGGCTTGGGCGTAATCTAGGGCTACGGCATCTGTCTGCATTAGTAGGTTTTGTTGGTTATAGCTGTGCGTAAAGTATTTATCTATGCTTGCTTGATCTATTGCTAACTGCGTAGTGCCGCCGGTACGGGTAATGCTAGCTGCGTTAAATACCAAAGTATCATCTAAACGCCATATAGCATCAAAATAGCCTATATTTGTGCCGTTATCGTTAAACACGGTAGGTGTGCCGCCTATGCTTGCCGTGGTTACGTTTCTATCTTGAAATACAAATGAGCCGGTAGCATCTACATAAAGCGCCCCATACTCACTTAGGGTAACTGTCTGCATAGCTGCAAGGCTGGTACGGGCTGTGCCGGGGTCTGTTTGTAGCGTAGTAAGCCCGGCATCTACATCACGCATAGACGTAGGCCAGCCTATCTGGTCTAATATCTGGTTAATGCGTGTGCCGGATAAGTCGCCCGCGGTAGCCCCTGTTACTGTAGCTATTTGTGCATTTTGGGCAAGTCTAAACGCATCTACCGCCGTTATTGTGGTATAAACAACGTCTAACGCATTTTTAGGCGTAGTAGTGTTATAGCTCGTAATAAAACCGCTAAATATAGGGTAAGTAACGCTGTTATAGGTAGCCGATATAGCTACTTTACGCATTGGATCTAGCAAGCCAAAATAAGGGCCGCTAGGGTTTTGTGGGTTAAAATCGCCGTTTTGGTCTACTATTCTTAAAGTTAGTGTACCTGTTTGGAATTGGTCGGCTTGTGGGTTACGGCCTCTGTTAGTTTGTATTGTATCTACTACGTCCGATACATCTACAATTACAGCCGCGCTATCGCTTAGTATGTTTGTATCTAATATGCCTTCACCTAAAATCATAGCTTGGGCAAAGCTAGGGCCAGTACTAAAGTTAATAATAGCGTTTATTACTGGCAGGGTCATAGCCCACCGGTGTAACGCAACGGATCGCCCCTACGCTCTAAATCTAATATAGCTCTTTGCACGGCTAGGCTTATTGTGTCCTCACTACCTACTACACCTGCATTTACGTTTACTGTTATGTTATCTGCCATACGGAAACGGGCAGGGTCAAAGCCGCCAAAACTAGGCAAGGTGCTGGGGTTTAGGCTTGCTGTAGCTATATTTAAAGCGCGCTCACTTTCAGCTAATAACGCATCAGCCAACGCTAACTCTGACTCTGCCAGCATACTTATAGCGTCTGCGTGCGCCTCTACAGCTCTAATAGCCTCTGGGTCGCCTGCTACATAGCGGCTAGTTATATCTGGCGCTAATTCGTTTATACTTGTCCTATCTTGGCTAGGCATAATAGGGCTTAAAAAATCAAACCGTGAGCCTGCAATTTCTAATAATTTACGTATAGCTGCATCTAGGTTATCTAGGTTTATTAAATCTTTAGGCTTAAACCTTTCTAGTATTTTGTCTATTTCACTTAGCTTATAGGTCTGGCCTGTAAGCGTACCTAGTATTGCTAGCTCTGTATTTAGTTGCTTAGACAGGCTAGTAGCCCGCTCTACGTCTTTATCCGCTATTGCATCCTCTAGATCTAGCATTAACTGTTTAACTGTTAGGCGTTGTGCATCATTAGCTAGCTGTAGTTTTTGCTGGTCTGTAGCCGCTGTACCTAGCCTGTTTATTTCATCTTGTTTAGCTAATATAGCGGCTTGTATTTGTATTTTGTCTAAGTCAAATATATCTGTACCTTTACCTAAAGCTAGTGCAGCTTTATCTAAAGCTAATTGGTCTTTCTTTTGTTGCAGTTTTAATTTTTCTGCCGCCGCTTGTTTTTTAATAAGTGCTAATAATTCTTTAGCGCGTTTGGCTGCCTCTGCCTCTGCCTTTTTTCTAGCTGCATTTATTTTATTTTGTGCATCTAAAGACCCGGATAAAGTCATAGGTGTAGTAAATGGTTTAGGGGCTAATCTTTGCGCCTCACCTATGCCCTGCAAAATCTTTAAGTATGCGCCTAATACCGGGATATTGCCTACATCAAAAAACGCCATATTTTCAGACTTAGGCAACTTATTTAATACGCTGGTTAAAGTTGCAACACCCGTAATAACGTCTGCTATCTGTTGCCCAAACTCTGCCATAGCTTTAGTAGCTGAGCCTATGCCTTGATCCCCGGCTAATAATGCAAAACCATCTACTAAACTTTTACCTATGGTTTCTTGCATATTATCAAACGATACTTTTAGTAAATCTATCTTACCTGCGTAAGTATCTAACCTAGCTTGGTTTTGCCCGCTAAATTGTGTATTTAGTTTGGCTTGTATATCCTCAAAACTAGCAGCCTTTAATTCTGCCTGTGTTAAACCTATATTGTATTTAGTTAAGCCTTTAGTATTGCCTAAATATGATTTAGATAAATCATTAGCTACTGTTACTAAATCTTGCCCGCTGCCAGCTGCAACATCTAAAGCGGTTTTTAATAAATCTTGCGACTTATTTACGCTGCCCGTAGTAGTCAATAGTTTTTCAAATGCTGGCCTCAACTGGCTATCTGTTACGCCGGTTAGCGCTTCCATATCGCTAATAAATGCTTTTACCCGCGTATCCTCAAAACCTAAACCTAAATTAGTTACTGTTTTAGTTAATTTAGCAGCTGCCGCTTCATCTTGAATAAACGCTTTAGCAGCGGCCTTACCAAACGCCACTACAGACGTTACGCTGAAAGCTAAACCTAAAGACTTGGCTAGTGTTTTAAGACCTTTTTGTAATTTACCCGTAGCACTCTCAGCTTCTTTAAACGCTTTTTTGCCCGTAAACTCAGAGGCTATATTTACTACTACTTGTGGATCTACAGCCATTATGCCGCCGCCTTAAAATTATTATTAAATATAATTTTGGTCTTTTCTATAGCTTTAATTACAGCTGCGTTAGTTTTGCCGCCGTCCTCAGCCCACGCTCTATAGATAGCGCGGCCTTTCATTTTTCTAGACCTACGCCCCGCGCCTGTTTGGTTATTGGCATCTACTATTTTACCTGTGGCATCTAAGGCATCTATAAACTGTTTACCCGCGTTAGGGTTTAGGCTTTGTGAATACTGCCTACCGGTATGTGTAGTTTTATCATAAACGCCATTTAGGTAGCGATCTACTACGGGCCCTTGTGGTCTGCCTTGTGGGTTTAGCCGCCCGGCGGTTTCATAAATAGCGCCGGCAGCGCTTGCATTTACTATACGCGCCAAAGCTCTAAAACCACTTCTATTAACTTTACTAGGCGCTGTCCTATACCCAATACCGCGTTTAGCGGCAGCTGCATCAAATCTAGGAAACTGTCTATATTTTGCAGTATCGCTAGCCTCTGCCTTGCTCCACCCGCTTAAAACATTAGCAGGTATAAAACCGCGGGCAACTGTAACTATAGGCTTTAATAGCGCTGCCATTTCTTTTTGCAATTCTTTAGATAAGTCCGGCGTAAACTTGCGTAATGCCTTGCGCGCTTCAATAGCGCCTTTTAACTCTGTTGGCATCTTGCACCGCCTTAGCTTTATCTGTTAAAACTTTTAATATATTCTTAAACATCACATCATCTAGATCTAGCAAGTATTGGGGCGGTATTCCGGTTTCTACTGCAACTTGTGCAATTAGATAACCAAAACTACCGCGCCCAACTATTCCAGGGGGTCATCATCTAAAACCTCAACTTTAGCTAAGGTTTCTAGAAACTCTGCCCCAAAACTTTTTACTACTTCCCCGCTAGTGCGTAAACACTCCCAAGCAAGCCAGTAAACATCACTTTGCTTTTCATCATCTCTAAAGGCTTTATGAAAACCTTTTTTAGCATACAGCTCAAAGGCATACTCAATACGGGGCGTAATTTTATGCTCAGTTACGCTACCGTCTGCCCTTGTTATTTTAAGTTTTGCCATTGTTTGCCCCTTTGTCTAGTGGTTAAGGTGTTACGTCTACTACGATAGCTGAGTTACAAGTAAATGTAATGCTCTGTGTAGAAATATCGCCAACAGCGCCGTTAATATCTGTAGTGTTATTAACTAATACTGTGGTTTGATATTCTGGGTTAGCTGCCGATACCGCGGCGCTAGTTTGCTTAAGTGTTAGCGGTACTGTAGTACCCCAAGCGGCTTGCAGGGTTTGTAATACTTCACTTGTAGCAGTATCGTTAAGAAAATCAATAGTAATAGTGCTAGCTTCCAAGCCTTTTACAAACTTATGCGCGGTATCGCCCATAGCTGTTACTTCCAGCTCATCAAAGCTACGGTTAATAGTTGCGCTAGTAACGTGATCTGATAAGTCCACGCTATTTAGCGTAACTACTACGCCATTAGATAGGAAAATTGCCATTTGTTATACCTCTGTTTCTTGTGTCGGTTTTTCTACGGGTGTTTCTTTTTTCTTTGTTTCTTTAACCTCTTTAGGCAATTCTTGCCCTATCTTGATTAGAAACGCTTTATCCTCATCTGTAAGTGCCATTTTAGCTCCAGCTCGTTAGTACGGATATTTGTAAATCACTTGTTAGTAAGTCGCCGCTAGGTAACGTTAAAACGCTAGGTGCAGTTACAGCGGTAACGTTAAACACGATAGAGCTAGCAGCCAATTTATTAAAGACGGCTACTATTGTGTCCTCTATGCCTTGTAGGTTGCCTTCATTAGAAAACATCGGCACGGTCATAATTATCTTAAAATTAGCTAGCGGTGAAATGCCAGCTTGTGAGTTATTGCTAGGCGTTAAATAAGGATCTGCCGGGGCTACTACTACGCTGTTAGCTACTATGGTACTTGGCGGGTAGCTAAAGGTACTCCAAACAGCATTATTAGCTAAGGCAGCGGCTATAGTGCTGCGTAATGTAGTTATGGCGGCTGTAGGCATTATCCCACCATAGCGTTAGGTGAAAGATACGGGGCTAGTAAGCCGCGTATAGATGCCATTAAAGTATTACTCATCTTAAAGGGGCTAGGGCTGTAACCGTCTACGCTTACGCCGCCGGCTTGTGTGCTGAAACGGCTAGTCCAGATATTCTCAGCTAACATAAGTGCAGCTGCATTTATAGCAGGTGTATTAGCGTAGGTAGCCGTCTTTGTATCATCACCGGTCATAGTGCCGCTAGGTACTACGCGCCTAAAGTTTTGGTCAGCTGCCGTTTTTGCATATTGTATAAAGCTATAACCCTGTGGGTATTGGTAATAGTTAAGCTGTAAATTAAACGCTGGCAATAAATTAGTTGTACCTGTGCTAAACGGTACTGTGCCAGTAATTGTATAAGTGCCGTTAAAAGTAGCGCCAGCCCCGGCTACAGTAACGGATTGACCAGTAGTGAACAGGCCGGGGTTGGCTATCATCACGGTAGCTACATTGTTCACTAATGCAGTTCCCACTACCGGGGCAGAGTCAAACCATAAAAACCCGTTAATTAGATCTTGGGCAGCTTGGCAGGTGTCCTCTATCCAAGTGTAGCTATCGTACAAAGTGCCAACGCCTAAAGATGCTTTTAATGTAGCAGCTGTAACGTAAGTAGCCGGCATATTTGTACCTTTCTTTGTAGGTCTGGCAGAGCCAAAGGGCTAAGGCCCTGCCAGACTATTAGTTATTTATTAGCTGATATTTAGGCGGCAGATACCGTATGGGATCTTGGCAATAGTTGCCATAAAGCCGTAAATAGCTACTTGTACCTGTAGGTTTGATACTACGTTTACGCTCATATAAGCCTGTGGGCTTTCATAAACAGTAAACGCCTCTGGAGCTAGAATAAATGCTGAGTTATCAGCTACTCCAGCGGTCATAAATCTATCTACATAAAGATCTAGACCTAATACGTTACCGCGTACAGAGTTATTACTTACCATACCGCCGGCGTTAGCAAGTGCTGCCGCGTTTGGTTGATAAGCGTTGAAAATTGGGCGGCCTGTGCTATCTGTTGCACCTAATAGCAGGTTATAGATACCGGTGCTGCCTACAAAGTTTTGGGCAAAATATCCGCTGTTTTTGTAGACGTTAGCGGTACTTTCAGCGGTGTAAGAAATCAAACCTGCCGCTGTAGCTGCTACGCCTGTGCTAGTAAAGCCTGTTGCATTAATTGCAGTAATTACCGCTTGATCTGTTGCGTTCATATAAGCAATTTGGAGCTGATTAGTCAATTCTGCAAAGAATTGTGGATTATCTGTGCGCTCTAGCAACTCAACAGAAAGCGTATTCATACCTGAGTACTTATTTACAGTACCGGTTAAGTACTGGGTTACCATACCTGTATTAGCTACAGCCCCGGCCTCAGCTTCAACGGTTACTACAGGTGCTACACCTGAAAGGCCGCCCTCTGAGTCTACAAGTGCAGGTACGTTAATTGTGTTGCCCTTAGGTGGCAATACGCCTTTAGAGCAGGCATCTACCGCGCTGCGTGGAAAGCGTGTATTAGTAACAAACTCTGATAGATACTGGGTTGGGTTAAATGCAGGGTTTGTAGTCCAGCTATCATCGGCAGCTGTTACATATAATTTTGACTCCTCATTACCTAGAGCAGCTTTAATTTTATGCTCTGTATATGCGCCCATACTTGTAATAGGTGTGCGTACTCTTTGTGAGTTTAATGCACTTGGCTTAATAATTCTGCGCGCGGCTTCTACCGGTTCGGTAGCGCCCGCGGCCTCATCATCTTTATAGCTAACGCTCTTTAGCGTTACTGTTGCACCGTCCGGCAAATAAGTGCCTTCCGCTGCCATTTCGTCCGGGGCTTTGTCCACGGTTTCTCCTTTAGTTTCTTTGGGTTGGTTTGGATCTACTGCGTTTTCTTGTGCAGCAATTTTTAACACGGCAGCGCTTGGAAATGCAGCGCTCTCTACTAGAGATACCTCTTTTAAGGTAGCAGCCGTAACTAGCAGATAATCTTTTTCTTGGCGTGAGTCCTCTACCTCTACACCTACACTTAGCCCGTCCATTAGCTGTTCTTGTGCTAACAAAATTGCATCGCTACCGCGTGTGCTAGCACTAACCTTAAAACTGGCATATAACCCGGTCTTATTACTGGTAACGCTTTGCATACGGCCTACGGGTTTGCTGTTATCGTGTTGCATTAAAAGTTTTACTTTGCTTGGCTCTGGCACGATTATAGAGTTTTCTGCAAACACTACGCGCCCGGCGCTTGTGTTACCTACTTCTCCATACGGCGCGATTTTGCCGCTAATCGTGCGCCTATCACCGTTATCTACTGCCTCTATGTTGCCGCTAAATGTTAATAGCATTGTTTGGCCTCTCTGTTAGTCCATTAGGGCTTAGCTGTTCCATACTTTGTGCCTGCTCTACATCTATAAGACCTAGCGTTAGCATTTTTTCTATAGCTTCCAAACGCGCTAAAGTATCAGCGCGTAAAAATGTTGTATCTAACGCAAAACGCACCTGATTACCTCGGCGGGTTACGTCGTCCATACTAAGCCTGTTTTCAATAGCGCTTATAAACGGCTGTAATGAGTAAGCTACAAACTCTTTACGCCCGTCTATTATATTTTGGTAAGTCATTGAGTTATTCATATCCGCGCTTATGTAATATGCCGGTACGTTCATTAAACGCGCTATTTCTGTAGCTAAATACTGTGATGCCTCGTTATACATCATTTCTTTAGGTGAGTAACCAACAGTTTGATAATCTAACGTGCTAGTTAAATAAGCCGTACTGCGTGAGTTACGCGCGGCTTTCCACGCTGCCAGTAGGCCGCTAATTTGTGCCTCTGGTAAATCTGCCCCACTATTCTTAATAAATCCTGTAGCCATAGGTGTAGCAGCTGCAACGCTTGCCGCTTTTTGTATATCTAACGCGGCTTGTATTGTGCGCCCGCCCGTTTCTAACACGCCGGGTAATAAACTTTGAAAAGTTACTAAAGACCCTACGCCGCTATCTGGTACGCGCTGCCCGTTCACAGAGTAGTAATCAACTTCATCGCCGTACTGGTCTGTAGTTACTGTAACGCGCGTATTAGCTACCCACTCAAACCCGCTAGGTCTGCCGTCCTCCTCATACAAGCTAGTAACGCGCCAATAAGCAACGCCATATAGCAACAGGCTATCTACCGTGTAGCTAATTGTTACGCTACGCGGTTGTCTAATATCTGGTTGATCTAGCCAAACAGGCGTTTGTAATTTACGGCCTGTACTTTTTTGTATTAGCTCTAAATCTATACTTGCAATTACTCCACAGATTAAGTTACGGCATCTACTTACTGCCGGTACTTGTAACGCTAAGTTTCTATCTATAAACGGTATGCCATTTGTATTATACAAACCGCCAAACGTATAAACACCCGCGCCGTAAGTTTGTTGCATAATAGGCGGCGATAATTGCGCCTCTACGTCTTTTTTACGCAGGCCTATAGTTTGCAGTAATCCCATAGGGGCATTATTGCCTA